AACGTATATACGGAACTGTGGGCGGCGATTAAGTCTGCGTTTACCGACACGTACAACAGCATTATCACCCGGCTGAATAAAATCCCCGGCGTCAGTATCGATCTGCTGCCAGCGCAAGCCGCCGCACCCGTCGCCAGCAGTGTGCCGAAGTCAGGTGCCGGTGTCGCCGGTGTCGCTGCTGCGGGTTTACTGGCTCCGGGTTCAGCGTCGCCGGTGGCGTCACTATCCGGAACAGGTGCAGCGGGTCCGCTACAGCCGCAGGCGCTGACGGGTGGCCAGCTTAAAGGCGTGGGCCGTAACGGGGTGGCCGGTGAGGTGAACAATAACCAGAAGGTCTACAACGACAACAGCCGCAGCATGGGAAATGTGACGGTGAATGTCAGCAACGGCATGACGCCGGATCAGTTAAGGGAATGGCAGGAACTACAGGCATGACGGACGCGAAATACATTGATCTCCTGATAACCGGGCGGGACTTCACGCTGAATGCGGGTAATGAGCCGGAGCTTTGCAATAACCGCGTGAGTATTGGCCAGGACATTGTCCACAGCATTATTGAAAGCGGTCTCGCCACGCAGCTGGTTGCCGAGCGCAGTCCGACACTGCGGGCAGACGTGATTAACCAGCTGATAAACCTGGTCGAGGATGACGATCGCATTATTCCGGGAACGGTGAGCATTACGGAAGAAACGCAGACCCGGCTATGGATTGAGGCGGAAACGTATGAATACCAAACCCGTGGTGGACTTTGAGCAGGTCTTAAAAGACAGCGGAATGCCGGTTACGGATGACGCGGTTAAAGCAGAGTTTCAGGCCATCGTGAAGGCGGAAGGTCTGGTAACCAACACATCGAAAATGTCACCGTTCTGGCGACTGGTGACGGCCATTGTCACCACGCCGGTGATGTGGATTAAGGGTGTGCTGATTAATGGTGTGCTGGCCAATATGTTTGTGGCCACTGCCAGCGGACCCATGCTGCGGATGCTGGCGTGGGGGGTAAACCTGACAGCAAAACCGGCCACTGCTGCGACAGGTGTGATCCGCTTTTACAAGGTGGATGCGAAACAGGACGTAACAGTCAGCGCGGGAACGCTTATCCAGACCGAGCGTATTAACGGTGTGGTGTATGTACTGGCCGTGACCGCTGATTCCGCTATTCCTGCCGGGCTGGATTCAGCCCTGGTGCCGGTGGAAGCGCAGGCACCAGGCGGTGCGTATAACCTTGCACCCGGCTATTACCGTATTTTGCCGGTGGCCGTGAGCGGGATTTCGCACGTGGTAAACGAAGACGACTGGCTGTTAACTCCGGGCGCGGATGAAGAGTCCGATGATGAACTACGGGACAGGGTGCGCAACCAGTTTAACCTGGTCGGCAGCTACCACACGGACGCGGTATATCGATCCATGATTGCCGGGGTGGCCGGGCTGAGCGTTGACCGCGTTTTCTTTGAACACGACGCGCCTCGCGGGCCGGGAACCGCCAACGCTTATCTCCTGCTGGACAGCGGCGAAGCGTCACAGCCGTTTATTGATGCTGTGAATAAGTACATCACGGATGAGGGCCATCATGGCCACGGGGATGATATGCAGTGTTTTGCGCTGCCGGAAACGCGCCACGATCTGACGGTCACGGTGTACGTGATCAATCCTGACAACATGACCACGGAGGCCCGCGCGGCGCTGAAGAATGGCATCACCGATATGGTGCGCAGCGCTTTTCGTGAGAACGCCGATTATGACGTGGCCCGCACCTGGCCTTACTCGCGCTTTTCGTTTTCCCGCCTGGGGAAGGAGCTGCACGCGAAGTTTGCACAGATTGACTCACTGGCATTTTCTCTGGCCGATATCGTCAGCGATCTGGATGTGCCGCGCCTGAAAACACTGGAGGTGAAAATTGAACGTGCCTGATTTCAGCAAAATGAAGCTGCCTTCATGGATGAGCCAGGGTGAGCCTGCGGCGCTGATGCGGGCCTGCGCCACCTTCTGGCAGAAAGTTACCGGCTGGGCTACCTGGCCACTGCAACAGTTTGATCCGCTGACATGCGCTGAGCCGTTGTTAAACCTGATTGCGTGGGAGCGCGATATCAACCGGTTTAACGGAGAGCCGCTGGAGCTGTTCCGCAGGCGCGTGGCGTTCGCTTTTGTAAATGCCCGTGATGCCGGTTCGGTGGAAGGGTTTATCCGTATTTTCCAGCGCCTGGGTATTGGCTATGTGGAGATTCTGGAGCGCCAGCCGGGCATTGACTGGGATGTTATTCAGGTGCGAGTCAGCGACAGCCAGCTGGCATCCAGTCCCGATCTGATGCTGGAGATTATCCGCCAGTACGGGCGCACCTGTCGTCGTTATCAGTTTGAGGTGCTGACCTTACAGGGATTCCAGATGCGGGCAGGCTGGGATCAGGGTGAGTATGTGTGTTATCCGGCAGGCATGGCCGGAATGAGTGAAAGCGCCACGTTTGGCGCGCAGATTTAAGGAACAGGGATGAGTCAGACAGCAATTACACTGGCATTTGAACAATGGAAAGCGCAGCAGGCCATCAGCGGCGATCCGGTTCTGCTGGATGAGTTTGTTTTTGCCAACGTGCCGGGACTGGATACCAGCAGCCCGGTTTCGCGTACTGAAACATTGCCCCCGGCTGGCCAGATTGTTCACCGCCAGGCCGTCAGCCGTGAAGGCGTGGTGAATACCAACGCCGTGGTGTATTCAGTGGTGCTGGGCGCGGATGTGGGTGATTTTTCATTTAACTGGATTGGGCTGGTTAACAGTGCATCCGGTACGCTGGCCATGATTGTGCACGCACCGCTACAGCAGAAAATCAAAACCGCCGAAGGAAAACAGGGCAATGTGCTGACCCGCTCATTCCTGATGGAGTTCAATGGTGCGCAGAAAGAAACGGCCATCAACACCCCGGCAGATACCTGGCAGATTGATTTCACGGCGCGGCTTGCGGGCGTGGATGAGCGCCAGCGCATTGAGAACGTCGATATTTACGGCGCTGGCGCATTTTTTGATACAGGCTGGCAGGTGGTCGGCAGCGGCACAAATTACAGCATCAGGGCAGGCACAGGCTATGTGGGTGGGCTGCGTGCCGTTCTGGATACGGATACAAAGCTGACCGTCACCATAAAGCCAGTCAAAGTCTGGGTGGACGCGTGCTGGACGGGCACCCTGACCAGCGCATGGGGCGTCACTGCCGTGGCGAAAGTGGCGGAGTCCATGACGGATTACGAGCAGGACGGCGTAAAACATTATGTCTTTGCCGTAGCCCGAATTAATGCAGACGGGACGGTTACCGACCTGCGGCCAAAGAATGCCCTTAACCAGCAGGTGGCGGATAATGCGCTGGCAGAGCACGAAAAATCGCGTAATCACCCGGATGGTACGCTGAGCGCAAAAGGTTTTGTACAGCTGAGCAGCGCAACCAACAGCCCGTCTGAAACGCTGGCCGCAACGCCAAAAGCGGTCAAGGCCGTGATGGATGAAACCAGTCAAAAGGCACCGAAGGACAGCCCGGCGCTGACAGGCAGACCAACCGCGCCAACACCTGAACCCGCTGCGAATGATACCCGGATAGCAACCGCAGAGTTTGTGAAGGGAACACTAGCCACGCTGGGTATTGGTGGATTTGTTGCTGAGCCTGCAACATTAAACTGGCAGTATTTTAATTTTATACCGGGTGCGCAGTATGTCTGCCCGCCCGGAAAACAGTCGAATATTCCGGCAGGATTAAATTTCAGCAGCCAAATCGAACCCACCTGCATAAACGTTCTGGGTGGCAGGGCCGGGTCTACCGATTTAATTATGCTGATAACGCAATTTTCAGCCGCCTCCAACGCCAGGTCGTATCTGCTTGTGCTTTCCGGCGCACCTGGTGGCCGGGCCTTTTACGTTTACGAAAATTTCACCTCGGCAAGCCTGTTGGGGATCGTGAATGGCGGAACAGGTTCACGAACACCTGACGGTGCAATAGATAATCTGGGCTTACGGGATACGGTAAATAAAGCTGCCGGAGCAGTAAGGCGTACCGGCGATGACATGACCGGGGAACTGAAAATCACTGCCGGCAATGCCCTGCGTATCAAAAACGGCGGGCGCGGTGTCATTCTTCATCATAACGGGCCTGAGTTTCATATTCTGCTGACTAATGCCAACGATCCGGATGGCCTACATAACAACCATCGTCCTTTCTATATTGATCAGGCTACAGGCAGGGTAAGGCTGGGGGCTGATTCCGGCTGTAACGGTGCGTTTACCGCAACTGGCCCGCTGTATGCAGGCCCGGCATCGCTCCACACGGACGGAAACAGCTACGGCACAGTCTGGGGTGGATGGCTTTCAAACTGGCTTAATGCCCGGTTTGCGGAGCGGGATGCAACTATTCAGGCCCGTGCCACTACAGAATATGTTAACTGGCAACTGGGTATACGCGATAACAATATAAATACCCGCGCCACATGGGACTGGGTGAACCAGCATTTCTTAAGTGATGTTGCCCTGGGGGGAGTAGCCCAGGTCAGATACGGGAATGGCGTTTACGATGTTCCGGCAGGGTGTGTGATGACAGGTGGGGGTTTTGCATCTACTGACGGGCAGACACTTCGCTATCGTCCCGTTCAAAAATACATTCCAACTATGGGATGGATGACAGTAGGACATACAGGATAATGATGACGCTAAATAACCTGAAATTGTACACCCCGGAATATGCAGATTTAATGTTCACGGCAATCTACCTGCAAACTGATGACGGGCTGGACTGGTACTATCACCGCAATAAATTTAAGCCGGATACCATGAAAATTGGTTACGACAGTGAAGGGGTGATATGCACGTTTGATCGCAATGTCGAACGCCTCTGGCCGGTTGGTCTGTCAGTTACCGAAGTGGATATGGCTGCTGTGCCTGATGAGCTTGATATCAACGGGGAATGGGTATGGAACGGCGGCGCGATTGTCCCGCGCCCGGTTTCGGACAGTGAGCTGGAGCGGCAGGCAGCAGCCCGCCGCGATGAGTTACTGGCAATGGCCACAGCGAAAATTGCGCCTTTACAGGATGCTGTTGATCTGGGTATGGCCACAGAGGCGGAAACAACGTTATTGCAGGCGTGGAAAACATACCGCGTGCTGTTAAACCGGATTGATATTACTGCGCAGGATATTACCTGGCCGGAGGTGCCCGGTGTGGCGTAAAGCACGAATTGCCTTTTCGGATGCAGTTAAGGCGCTCAGTTGCTCAGTCATTCCTGTGCATCCGTGGATTTACGGGCAGGGACAGCAAACGGACAGCGGCGCATATCTCAGTCCGCAGAACGCCATCACGTATCTGGCCGGAAAACTGGCCGGATCGTCAGAAAACGCGGATGTGACCGTGTTTATGGTCAGCGCAAACAGTCACGCAGAATTTATGGCGTCACTGGATGCTATGGCCGGAGTGTTTCCCATACCGGCATTTACGAAAGTGCGCCGTATGGCACAGGCGGCGGCAGAGCTTGCCACGGTAAAGATGCAGATCCCCACCGGCACAGGTGGCGGCCTGCCTGCTGCTGTACCGCTTTCGGTGTCAACCAGTCGCCAGGCGGTTAATGCCGCCCGGATTGCCCGCGCAAAAGCCGAAGCCGCAGCCGGATCGAGTACCGGAAACATGGCGGCAGCGCTGTCCGGTTTCGACCAGGTTCGAAACGTCGCGCTGGCTGCAATTTCGCAGGGACTGGATGCACTGAAAACAAAAAGCGCCGATGCCTGGGTGTTTACCCGCACCGGCAGTCTGAACACCACAGCAACGGAAATGCTGAAAGATATCCCGGCGATGTCCGCCGTTCACTGTGTGGCGGTGATGTTTGTCGGAGAACTGGTCGCACTGGAGGCGATGATCCATGACGAAGATAGTAATTCTCGCGCTTGATGGTGAGGCCATTCCGCTGAAGGAAATGAAAGTCACCGCGACGCAGCAGTTTCAGGAAAAAGACCAGTCCGGCCAGACGTCGAGCACGGCGCGGGCAGAGCAGGGCATCAAGGCAAAAGAACTGCGCATTTCAGGCGTGATCCCGTTCAGTAAGCCGGAAATTCTCAGGCGGGTTTTTGAGCTGGGAACGGCGACAACCAGCGACGGCAAAATGAAAGTTTACCGCGTGGCCAACATGACCGCGCAGGCTATCGGCTTTCGTGAAGCCACCTTTTCCGGGCAGATTGACGCGCCGCAGCTGGACGGCAAAATGGCCTGGCTTGTCACGTTCACACTGCGCGAATTTATCAGCGTGCCGGAGAAAAAACAGGCCAGGTCTGACGGGAAAATATCGTCAAAGGTTCAGGGGCAGGCAGGCGGCGCGAACGCCACGGACGGCGCGGACGAAAGCCAGAAACTGAGCTGGTTTGAAAGGAATGTCCTGAAGCCCACTGACGAGGCGCTGGGTAAAGTTGTCGGAGGTGGCAATGCGTCCGCTTAAGCGTCTTTTTCTGTCCGGCGATGAAGTTCACCTGTCCGATCTGAATCTGGTACTGGAGCTAAACGCCTGCGGGCGCGGATTTGTAACGGCTAAAACTGAAACGGATTACACCGGAAAAATGGTGCGTATCGATGCCGGTTATACAACCCAGCTTTATCGCTGGTTCACCGGTTACGTTGAACGCTCGCAGCCGTCTGAAAACGGCTTCCAGCGCCTTTTCATCCGGGAAATGGTGGGTGTTTTCGACAAACTCTGGCCGTGCAGTTTCCAGCATCCCACGCTGCGCAGCGTCACGGACTGGATTGCAGACCAGAGCGGGCTGGCCTTTGTATTGCCGAATGGCGCGGACTATACCAACAGGCCGATCCCGCACTTCACCCACAGCGGCACCGGATATCAGCTGCTGGCCGCGCTGGGTAAAGCCTTCAGCATTGCCGATTATATCTGGTATCAGTTGCCGGATGGCGATGTGTTCACCGGCAGCGCGGCGCACGGTATGTTTGCCGGGAAGCCGGTAACCATTCCTGACGAGTTCACGCAGGCCGCTGCGGCAGGGGATTCCGTCACGCTGGCCGTGGTGCCATCACTGCGTCCGGGTGTGGAGGTTAACGGCAGACGCATCACAACGATCCGGATGCATAACGATGATATGACGCTAACCTGGGCGACGCAGACACCGGACGGCAGGCGGGCGACCAAAACTCCGTTTGTCCGCCAGGCGGAAAGCGCGTTCCCGGAGCTGGCATCCGGTTTACACCTGCCGAAGTTCGCCAGGGTAATCGCGCCGGTTGAAAAGGTGACCCGTGGAAATATTGCCGATCCCTTTCGTCCGCGTTACGCCGTAGACCTGCAACTGCTTGACGCGGACGGCAATCCCGCAGAAAAAACGCCGGTCTATCCTGCGGTGCCGCTGCCAGTGCCGATGGCTGGCCATGAATCCGGGATGTTTCAGTTTCCGCCAGAAGGGACGCTGGTCGAGGTGGGCTTTACTGATGGCCGTCCTGACAAGCCGTTTATCCGTCAGACGCTATCGCAGGGGAACAGCCTGCCGGATATCCAGCCGGGTGAGCAGTTACAGCAGCAGCGTGACGGGGTATCCCAGCGGGTAACCGTGGCCGGAGACTGGGAGCGCCAGACGGATCAGACTATCCGTGAATCATCCATGAGCCGCATTGTTACCGCTGACGATGAGACACGCACCCTGGTGGCGCGTGAAACCACAGTGCAGGCCACGGATAAAACCACGGTACTGGGAACGGCCACGCTGATGGCCGGGGCGGTTCAGCATGTTGTATCGGGGGATTATGCTATAGGTTCAGGGGGGAAATACGTTGCCAGTATCAAGGGTGACGCCCAGACTGAAATCCAGGGCCAGCAGACCAGCAGGGTGACCGGGAATATCAGCACCGAGACGGGCGGCACGCTGACAGAAAAAATTGCGGCGCTGCGCAAGAGCATTGCGGCAGGTGGTCAGCAGGTCATTGGCCCCACTGTTCACATTGGTAGCGAGGGCGTAAATGCGCTTACCATGATGCTGGATACCATCGATTTGCTGGCCGAGCTGGCGCAGCAGTGCGCCAGCCATACCCACTCAGGAACAGGCGCACCCATTCAGGCCAGCGCGTTCAGCCAGACCGCAGCAAAAGCCGGAACAACCCGGAATAAATACTCAAAAATTATTGCCTGA